AAATGACTGATTTTGAGTACGAACAGCTAATCAAGTATTACAAGGCCCTTAATAAGAAATTACGAAAGGAGAAAGGGCTATGAGTTATAAAAAATCATGTAATAAGATGCCTGATTTGTCAGGACATAAGTTCGGTAGATGGCTTGTATTGCATAAGGATTTGGATAGATTAGACCATAAAGGAATTAAATCTTATTATATCTGTCAATGTGATTGTGGTTCTATTCATTCTGTTAGTGCTTATGGATTACGAAATGGAACATCAAAAAGTTGTGGGTGTAAAACAAAAGATAGAATCACTAAGTATAATTATAGGCACGGTTTGTCAAGAACTGATATTTATAGGATTTTTAGATGTATGAAAGAACGATGCTATTCACCTAAACATTCAAGCTATAAAAATTATGGAGGCAGGGGAATAGGTATCTGTGAAGAATGGAAAAATAATCCTGAGTCGTTTGTTAATTGGGCTTTGAATAGTGGTTATCAAAAAGGGCTTACTATTGATAGAAAAGATGTAAACGGAAATTATTCTCCTGAAAACTGTAAATGGGCTACCAGAAAAGAGCAGGTTAGAAACCGAACTAATACTGTATATATACATATTGATGGCAATCGGTATTCTCTTTCTGAATTTTGCGAAAAGCATAATCTTAGTTATGGAGCCGCATGGCAGAACTTTAGGAGAAATAATAGAAATGAAGAATTATTAATCAAATACTTATTGAGAAAATGCAATTCCGTTTGAGAGATTACCAACAGAAAGCCTCTGATGCTGCCGTTTCCTTCTTCAATAACAAGGCGAAGAAAACAAATGCCATTATGGTGTTACCTACGGGCAGCGGA